AGAAAATAAATCCGGCTGGGTGGACAAGACGATTAAATTCATTTCTCCATGCACTTACAGTCTGACCAGTTCTAATAACATAGGAGAATTGTTGATAGAAATAAGAATCTTGTAGCTTCTTAATATCCGAAAGGAAGCCATTACTATCTAGATACTTTCCAGGAGTGTAAATTGATATGAAATTTCTATTGTCATCTTCACCGACCAATTGGTCTAATATGTTAAAATTACCCGATGGGTTTTTAACTACAAGACTATTTGTGGTAGAGTTATACGCGGTAACAGTTGCAAAGGACTCCGAGACGCTTCCAGTGATTCTTTCTCCGATGGTATAAAATCCTGGGCTCGGAGAGTCGGCTAATTCAAACTGAATTAGAATGTTGCCGTCCTGGTAGATTGAAAGTATGGCACCGGAATTTATTTCGGCACTTATGAACGAACGGTTTTCACCCGGCATATCATGTCGGGTATTAATATCATTCGGATCGCTTTGGATCGTCGTAACTCTGCTTGAAACAACTGAATCGGCGCCCGTCAGGCCCGTACCAATACCACTATCTGCTGTAATGATTCTGCAAGCCAAAATATCATCAGAGAAACTTACGACATACGCAGTTGCTATTTGATTGTCGGAACTATCCTTGATTGAAACAGTTTCTCCCGCGTGATAATAACCATAATACTCAACGCCGCTATCGGGGTGCGTCCATGGGGTGCCTGGGGCAACTGTAATATAGGTATAATTTCCAGAAACCGTTTCACCTTTTATGAATCCGTTTGTAAGAGATGGATCATATCCCGCCGGAATTCTAATACCTTTTAAGGTGAGAACGTCACCCACATAGGAATCAACAATTGCTGTTACACCAATCTCGGAACCCGTAACTGTTTCACCTTTAGTGAATGAATTCATTGAACCCGTTACGCTTTCTAAAACAACACTAAATTTCATCAGTTGTTTTTGGTCGAACAACTTTACCTTAGCCGGTCTACGAGATATTGTATCCCATGTACCGGATGAAGGAACCAACATATCTTCACGAGGATAATATACCTCGACGTTGTCGGAGAACAGAATCTTAAAAAACAATTCGACCGAATCCGTAGAACCGCGGATCGTATAATATCGCATTAGATTCTTATACAATTTAACCTTATCGGCAACAACTGTACGAGGAACTGAAAATGCAATTTCCTTTTGAATTAGATCCAAATACTCATAATCGGCACTATCAATGTCGCGGACCTCATTAATTGAATCAATTTCGTAGCTCGGCATCCCGCGCTCATTCATATGTTCATAGTAATCTTTTAAAAGATCAATAAGAACCTTAGAATTTTCACGTAGTTCATCGGGAAAGAGAGATTCAATACGAACCGTCTCTTTTGTCTTTTTACGCGTGCTGGCAATACTTTCGACGGTATGTAGCATAATAATTAACGGTGGCGAGAGGTTGTGGTGTAATTAATAGCTCCCGCAGTACCGGCAACAGCGATTGTATCAATTTCACCTGTTACGGATGTTGCCGCCATAGAAACCTGTAATAGTTGATTTCTCTTTGGGGCTAGATCGTTCGAGTTTGGTGTTGCCGTAATACGAATTGGTGTTGCGGAATCTGGAATAAAATTGTCAATAATAACTCTACCTTCGGAAAGATAAATTCTGCCGGCATCGCGGATTCTTATTTTATTGCCAGAAACTAAACGGTAGATATACACGGTACGGTCTCCGTATTCGACACGTTTTGTTGGATCTGTATTTGTTGTAGGTGAATCTGAAAAATAGTATTCGATACCATTTTGTAGGAATGATGTTGATTCGATTACTTCCTCGGAGGTACTTGATTTGTAAATAGGAGCAGAGAAATCAAGAGTTACAGAATTTAGTTTTCCAACGACCGGAGTAAAATCCCTGTACATATACACGCGGATTAAAGAATTTAGGATTGATGGATCGGCCGAATCAATGTTCTTCGATAACTGAGAATATCTAAATACACCGTCGAATTTATTCAGATTGTCATCATTATAGTCGCTAATGGTCTGGCGTACTAATGACTGTAATTCAATCTTAGTGCGGTCGGTTAAATTTGGATTGTACTTAAAAAACACTTCCAATTTAAGATATGAGTATTCAGGATCAACGATGACGGGAGTAATGGAAACAACATTCTTACCCTTCAGAATCGTAGAAATAATTTGAGTCCTCTGAACTTCGTTGAGTACGGTACCGTCCGGACCGTTTGGTTTGACCGAAATAAATACCTTGCCGTAGTTTGGTATAATAGAATCCTCACCACCCCAAACAGAAATTGAACTGATACCGCCAAATTCTTTTAGAATAATTGCACGGTAATCATCGGCGGTTACGGCACGATTTTGAGATACAAAGGTAATTGGAGCATTGAATTTGATTGATTCAATTGATTCTCTCTGTGCGCCCCCGTATGTAAGAGGTGTGGCGGCGAGTAGTGTTGTTGCAACATACTCTTTTGAATAACCTTGGAATGTACCATAAGCTCCCACATTATCGTATGCATTTACTACGGAGCCATTGTTTGCTGCATCACCACTGGTATAAATGTATTCAACCTCGACAATCTGATTTGATTGTGGTCTATTTCCAAGAGTATCATCCCCGAAATAGATTTCATATTTTCCAGCGGCATTTTCTTGAATAAAATAGATAAGAGATTCCGGACCAATGTTCAGAAGAGTGCTGAATTTAGTATAGATTGTGTAATCGTTGGATGTTTCGTTGGCTTTAAGACGGACGCGGAGTGTGGTAGTATCAATGTTAGTGTCCGGAATCTCAAATTTTTGTGAGGGTAATGATGTATCCACGCGATACAACATTCTCTTTAAAGTGCCTTCCTTCAAGGTAACCTCGTCGAATACATACTTGTTATCCGAGTTACGTGCAGTTGTAAGAGGTTCTAAATTTACAAAGTTATATTTGGTAGAATCAATAATTGACGTAAAACGAGTACCGCGATTCAGTTGAAGCTCTGCCGGTGCATTTAATAGATTTGATGGCGATACGACGACCCTAACCTTTGCGGTTGCAGCAAGAGTGGAACGAGGCGTGTATCCCAACAGTTTGGCGTGTGAGACTACATTGCCACGAATCTGTGCAGTATCTAAAAAGGTCTCATTCATTGAGAAGTGAGCCAGCATCGCATTGTAATGCGTGTTATATGCCAGAACGTCTAAAAGCACCGACAGACCCGACCCCTCAAAGTTCCAGTCATTGTACTTTGACTGAAGTTTAAAGTGCTCCTTGATGTTTGCTTTGATTTTATCAAAGTCTAGTTCGGTTACATTAAATTGTGCCATAAGAAAAAGGTTTAGCGAAGACGTACTAAATAAACTGAAATGTTGACTTCCGTATCGACGGTAATAACTCTGAAGCCGATTGTAACATTATACCGATTGCGGTCGGAATCATCTATAATTTGAATTGTTACCGAATCAACGCGAGGCTCGTACTGAGCAATTACTCGTTTAATTGATTCTCTGATGGCAATTGCCGTGAGCCGGTCGGCTGGTTCGAACAGTAGCGATCTTAAATTGGAACCGAGTTTCGGCTGAAAAGGACGCTCATTATAGTTTGTAAGAACTAGGTTCTTTACGGCTGCTCTTACGGCATCAATATCTATTAATGGAACAATATCGCCAAGCTGTCCTTCTTCTCTTACAATCGGATATATCTGTAAGGATAGATCCAAGTCGGTATATTGACGATTCTTGGAGACAATCGCGGCTCTCCGAGCCAATACCGATTTATCTGAAAGAGGGTCTTGTAATATAGCCATGAGTTACCTATTTATAAGTGTTTACCCACAATTAACCGTTGCGGTAGATGCTGCAACGTGACCGCAGGACGCCTTATCCCCCGACCGAGAAACACCCTTACCACCAATAAAAACCTTGGTCGATTTTTCTATCATCTTGGCGCTTGAATGGACTCCGGCACCATGAGAAGCTATTGGATCTTGATCCACGACAATAGCTTTACCATTTGCAAAAACCGTGGATTGGGTTGCGGTAACCTTACCTCCGACAATGCTTTGATCTAATAATACTGCTGGCATATTATGCAGATTTTTTGTTTTGCTGGTAATCCGAATGATTAAGAACCAACACTTTATTACGGTTGAGCAGTAATTCCGTAAGAACGATATAATCCGAATAGTTTCCAAATTCGGGATTCATATTTAATTTGTTTTTCTCGACCACAAATGCTTCGTTATTTGGATTTATTAAATACTGTTCATAAATTTTACGCCAAGCAACTATAGAACCAATTGCTTGAACCTTGTCAAGATAGATCTTCTGATGGGTTTTGTGTGTACTGTTTACAGCAATTTCTTCGGCTGTAAGTAGACCTGCTGCCTCTAATTGGTCCGAACTCATTCCAAAACTTTTCATTTTGTTTCCAAAAACGCCAGTTGGAGTCTTACCACTTACATTTGTGTCAAATTGTTTTTCGGCTATTTTGATTTCTTTAATTAAAGGCGTATGAATTTCATCTTGATAAGATTTTTCCACCTTGGTTGCATAATCGGTTACAACTGTATAACTAAAACCCGAATTGCTTATTGTAGTGTCCGAAGTTTTATCGACTATCGTAGGAACCACAGAAACCGCAATAGGAGGACTTTCATTCGGAATAATTGCAGCCTTAGATTCAATGGAAATTGCACCTGTTTCAGGATTAATCTTGATGTTTGGTAGGTCTTGGCAATAGTCCAATGGAGTTTTACTGAATAGATCGGTTGCCCTTGTGATGTACCCTTCAAGATCCGGAACCTTTCCTTTCCAGCGATTCAGTATTGCAGCAATTGTCGCGGGCGATGGGTTGTTCTGAAGTGAAGCTAGATCGGATTGGAAGGAATAAAACTCTTCGATCTTTGGCTGAATTGCCAACAGTTTTTCATTTGCGGTATTGATTAAAGTTCCCAATGTACCGAGTGCGCCTTTACCGCTGGCAAGTTCATCCTTAATTTTGTTTTGAATCAGTGTTAAAGCATCGAGTGCTGGATTCTGACCGCACGGAAGATTCACCGAAACTATACTTGTCGGAATACTCGGAAATTGTGGTACCGATGGGATTGACGGGATGGATATATTCTGTAATGTAGCCATTTTAGTTCAGATTGATTGTCGAACCATTAATTGTTACGGCACCCGAAGCGGTAACTCCGATTGTGGATGAGCCATTTACAGAAATTGCTCCGGAGACCGTAGTGTTCTGGGTCGAACCGAATGTCTCAGTTACGGCACCATCAATTGTCATATTCAGCGTTGAAAGAGATTCGATCTTCATATATTCCTTTGATACGAAAACCAAATGGCCATTGGTGGTTAGTTCGAGATGAGAGCCCGTGAACTCCTGTCTCTTACCCACAACGATATGACTATCGTCTCCTCCCACAAATAAATCTAAATTGCCGCCTACGGTCTCCGCCTTATTCTTGTCAATAAGTATTGTTGCATTACCACC